CTTACTCCCTTTGACTTTTATCAGAGATAAAAAGCATCCTTTCTTTATTTCAACAGTTGCTAACTTGCAAGCTCAAGGAGTGACACAAAAAGTAAAATTAATTATCATACCCATAGGGTACATTAAACAGTTTTTAGCATGACAAAGTATTTTAAAGAGTTAAAGGTACTCTTCAAAACCCCACAATCTATTCTAACTTACATTGATAAAATAGAGGATTTAAGAGCCAAAATTATAGACCCTGAACAAGTTACTCAATTTGTAAATTTAGTTAGGGAAAAGGTTCAGGCTGAAGCCATACAAGCTGTTGTGCTTAACAATGGTGGAATGGTAGCTATGGCTACAGGTTCAGGTAAATCTAAAGTAGGAGTAGAATTAGCTAAGATCTATGTTAAGTCTAATGACCATGGTGCTTTATTAGTTCCTACTGAGAAACTAAGAGATGAAAACTGGAAAGAAGAGTTTGAAAAGTGGGATTGTGATTTGTGGGAAGACTTTGAAAGACTTTGCTATGCTTCAGCTTCTAAAATTGGAGGTAATGACTACAATCTAGCTATTCTTGATGAAGGTCACAATATTACAGAGTTGGCTTCAGAGTTTTTCTTAGATAATAATGTAAGAAGAACAGTATTACTTACTGCAACCCCTCCTAGTGACCCTATCAAAGTAGATATTCTTAGAAGATTAAGTATTAAGCTTGTTTATGAACTTACTTTAGACCAAGCTGTAAGACTAGGTTTTGTTGCTCCATATAAGATTACTGTTATTACAGTGCCTTTGGATAATGTTACAAAAAATATTCCTGGTGGTAACAAAGCTAATCCTTTTATGACTACAGAAGCAGCATGTTACTCTTATTGGAATAAAAGAGTTCAATCTTGTATGGGAGATCAAACTCCTCAAGGTAAAGCTAAGATGAAGTTTGCTATTCTGGGAAGGATGCAATTTATCTACAAGATTCCTTCTAAGACTCAAGTAATCAAGTTTTTACTTGATAAGGTTATTCCTAAAGAAGATAGGACACTCATCTTTTGTGGTAATATAGAACAAGCTGAGACAGTTTGCCCTACATTTTACCACTCTAAGTCTAGTAGTGTAGCTTATGATGCTTTTAAGAATGAGACTATCAATAGATTATCTTGTGTGAAAGCTGTCAATGAAGGGCATAACTTTCCTGGTGTTGATTCAGGCATCATAGGCCAGTTAAACTCTAAGGAGAAAGATTTGGTACAAAGAATTGGTAGATTGATTAGGTTTAGACCTGGTCATGAAGCACATTTGTACATAGTAGTTTCAGAATCAACTCAAGATGAGAAATGGTTAGAAACAGCTATTGAAAACTTAGATCAATCTAAGGTAGAATATGTAAGAATTGATAACTTTAAAAAAAGATTTGTATGAGTTTACTAACATATTATCAGTATTTGGGTAAAGGCAAGATTAGGCCTATTGACATAGACACAGTTAAAGGATTGAGTAATCCAGGTGCTATTTGTACAGTACAACAGCACATGGTTATCAACACTTTTAACAATACTTTTACTTTGGAAGAAGTAAAAGAGATAGTTGAATTTGTAACATTAAAAATTGAGAAAGATGAACATAAATCCTCAAATTAAAGCAGTACTTGCACAATATGCAATACCTGTAGAAGATGGTATAGCTTATCTTCTGTCCATATTCTTTAATTGCAGACCTTCTTATACTCCTACTCTTTTAGTTCAAAGAATGAATGTTACTAACATTCTTGGTATTGATGCTAATAGAGAAGTTGTTTGGCATATTCCTTTATTTGAAGGAGAAAGTCAAACCAAATGGGATTGGGTAAAGGAATGGAATGCAGAATTTGGCAATGTAAATAAGAAAAGAAAAGCTCCAGACAAGGACTGTATCACTAGAATGAAAGCATTTTTTGCTGACAATCCTGATGTGAGAAAAGAAGATGTTATTGGAGCTACTAAGATGTATTTCAGAACTTTAAATAGTGCTGAATACATTACCTCATCTCATTACTTTATAAGTAAAGGTGTAGGTAGAGACAGAACTTCAGCACTTGAAGGTTGGGTAGAAAAGTATAGAGAAGCTCTTGCTGATACTTCAACTAACAATAGTGTTGACATAACTTCAAGAATGCAATAGCTATGGAAGAAATTAAAGTAACATTTGAAACAGCTAAATTAGCTAAAGAAAAAGGATTTGATTGGGAAGTCAATACAGTATTTAGATTGGAAAAGTTAGATCTATTTGATGAATATGATGCCTCTTTTTGTAATTATAATAATAGTAGTAGATCTACTTCATGTCCAACTCAATCTTTTCTTCAAAAATGGTTAAGAGAAGTTCATAATATTAATGTTGAGCCTAGAAATAGTAGTGCTTTTAATCCTACTACTAGGGTTTTTACTCCTAGAAAAGAATACAAATGTTTTGTAAATTTTCTAAATAAAACTTATGAAGATTTTATAGAAACAAAATATTTCTGTAGTTATGAAGAAGCTCTAGAAATAGGGTTACAAGAAGGATTAAAACTGATTTCAAATGAACTTTAGAGCAGCATTTGAAGCAGGTCAGAAAGGTAGTAATAAAGGCCTTCCTATGGGGGAAGGTTTGAAGACTATTTCACAGGCAATTAATGGAATTCAAAGAGGAAGAATCTACACTGTTGGAGCTGCCCCAAAGGGAGGGAAGTCAACTTTTGTAGATGTAGGCTTTTGTATAGAGCCTGCTGTCTATGTATTGAACCATAATGCCAAAATTAATGCTTCTGCTGAAGCAATTGCCACTAGACTAGCAACTATAACTGACCCTGATACTAGGAATACTCTTAATAATGAGTATGAGAAGCTTAGGAGTCAATTACTAGATGTTGAGTTTATCTACAACTCCTATGAGATTGACAGGATAAGTAAAGAATTTGATTTTGTTGCCCATTTTCTGAACTCAGATTATGGCATTTATTTGATAACTTTGCCACCTGGAAGATTGTACAAAGGAAAAAATGTTGTATCTTTATCCTCTGCCTTTTTAAAAGGAGAGTTGGAGTATGATACTGCAAACCCTGATGCTCCCAAAGAAATCATTACAGTTTCTGATGATTTAATCTCTAAGATTAAGATTGTCTATAAGACTAGAATTGTTCCTTTACTTGGAGAGTATAATGACAAGGGAGAGAAAGTTTCTAAAGGGTTGATCAAGTTCTTAGAAATTAAAGACAACCCAACTGGAGTCAGAAATTACCTCTTAGCTTATGCCAAAGAAAATGGTGAGTTTTTGTATAGAACTACTGTCAAGGATGGGGTAACCTTTCAGAGAATGATTGGTTATAGACCTAATAATCCTGCTAAGTATGTTATTATCATAACAGACCACTTAAGAAAGCTATTACCTGAGAGAGGATTTAAGATGAAAGAAACTGTAGATAAATTCTCAGAGTATGCTGTAGAGTTTAGAAACACTTGTAATTTCACATTTGTTCATATTATCCACCTTAATAGAGCAGTAAGTGACATTGGAAGAAGGCAGTATGATGATGATAGACTGTTTCCACAGTCTGATGATATCAAAGAGACAGGTAATTTAAGTGAAGATAGTAATTATATCTTCACAATGTTTAACCCAAATGATGATAAGTTTAATCTTAGCAAACACTTTGGTACTGCAATTAGAAGACCTGATAAATCTCTTTTATATCCAAATATGAGAACTGTACATTTAGTTGAATCTAGACATTGTGTTTGTCCTCAACACTTTAGAGTCAATATGTATGGTGACATAAAGAAATTTGAACCTTTAACTATTTAAAGAAAAACTATGCCTAAAATTTTAGTGCTAGCCCCAAGTGGGTTTGGAAAGTCCACAAGTATTGGACAAATACCTGAGTTAGGTATTGAAGGATTAGTTCCTGAAGAAACTTATTTAATATCAGTTACTTCAAAACCTCTTCCTTTTAGAGGAAGTGGTGCAGCATACCCAATAACTACAATGCCTGACTTAAAAACAGGTAGAAGAGTTATCACTGATAATGCAAAAGATATAGAAGCTATCTTTTTAAACTTAGTGAATAGTCCATTCAAGAATATTGTATGGGATGATTCAAACTATGTAATGCAAAATTGGTTTATGGCTAATGCTTTAGCTAAAGGTTGGGATGCACCTAAGCAAATTGGTTACTTTATGGGTAAAATCTTTGATGCCATAGAGAAACTAGATGCAGCAGGTAAAAATGTTATCATCTTAGCTCATGGGGACAATGTTCCTGGTGCAGATGGTAGAATCTATATGAAATACAAAGCTACAGGTAAGATGGTAGATGAGTATTTAACTGTAGAGGGTAAAGTAGATGTTACTCTTATTGGTATTAGTAGATATGATGCTACAGCTAAGAAAGCTGTAAAAGAATATTTGACTAATGAGAATGAGCAGTACTCTTCAGCTAAATCTCCTATTGGTATG